GTGGTGGTGGGTTGGTGATGTAGGGTTAGTATTGACGCAAGTGGTGGTGGGTCAAGCATCTTTCTTCTTTTTCTTTTTGGTCTTTTGGAATGGTGGTGGTAGTGCCGCGATTGAGATTGAAACACCTTCGGTTCTTTCACCGACCCAAGTCTTACTAATGCGGAGCGTGGAGACGCATGAGTCATCTAACATGACATTGAGTTGCTGTAAGGCGTCCATCGCGAGTTTGGCGAGGTTGTCTGTATCTGGCTTATGGGTGTGCGGTGTGTGCCATCGCTGGGCGTCCTTGGTGGCGAAGAAGAAGTCCATGCGGATGATGAGCGGGACATCTGGTAGTGGTGTCACCCATCGCTGGGCGAGTTTGGCTTGCTGGATAGCCCCGACCAAGATTCGCTTCCACGCCTGTGAGTTGGCATCGCCATTTGCGATAATGCGTCCTTGGTAGAAGCGGGGTCGTGGTTGTGGTCGTGGGTGTCCCTTGCAGTTTATGTAAAGATCAAAAGATTGTGGTGGTGTGTTGTCGTTTTCCATTTGTTTTGTTTATTTAAGTATGAGATGGGCGATATAGGTTGGAAGCACCAAGAGCGTAAGCGCCCCCTTGGGGCTTACTCTATACCTATATATATCCTCATCATCCTCGTTGATTACCAACAACTTACACATGGGTTGAGGAAGGTAGGTCGAGTACGCAGTTAAGTTGTTGGTAATCATGTGGTTGTGCATTATGCTTCCTCAGTTTCCCCGCGAGGACGTTCCTCGCTTTCCCCGTACTTGAACTCCGCGTACTTGCGGGTCAACTTGTCGAACGAGCCACGCCTCTCGGCCGACATGGTGATGCCCAGACGAGCAACCAGGTTTCGGACAGTCAGTATGCTCAGTCCGAACCGCTTGGCAGTCTGCTTGACTGTGAGGCCCATGCCGTGGGCCTGTATGACCATAGCCTTGGACTCACCCCACTTGCGCTTGGTACTCACGATTGGACGTTCTCCTCCGCCATGATGTCGCGACCAATGCCATCTGCCTGTGGCAGAGACACGGAGACATTGAATGTGCCGTCTTCGTTTCTGGTGATTTTGGCAGTCTGCACTCCGTCAGAGGAGTATATGTCCTGCACTTGGGCGTCAGTAAATGCACCCGATTTTACCACATTGATTACGTTAGTAAGCAATTTATCTAGTTGTTTCGTGTTCTGGTTCATTGTTTTGTAGTTTTAGTTTTTGTTTCTTTTCCTTTCGGAATTGGTGGACAATCTCCTCAGCGGCTTCTTGACTGATAAATACATCAGCCTTCTCACCGCGTCTGCGAGCCTGTGCGAGTGCGTAAAGGAGTTGGGTGTGTCCTGTGGTTTTTCTTTGGTAGTCTTTCATTTTGTGGTGTTTGATCGAAATTTCTCCATGAAGCGTAGCACGCCCTTTTGCTTGGTGGTGGGTGCGCGAAGTATCTCGAAGTTGATGTCGCTTGCTCCTTGGTATCCCATGGTGTATGCCATGTATACCTCCTTTGGCAAGGGTTCTCTTTTAAAATCTGCCACGAACCTACGCCTTATTATCTCGATGTAGGTCATCGCCATGATGTCCTGTGACGCCTTGTACTGCCTGTTCTGCCAAGGGATGACGGCCATCTTGTACTTCTTGCGAAATGTGTTGCAATCGTCCCAAGCGACCTTGTGCATCTGGTATGCACCCCATGCCATGCCGTCATCACCGACTGCTCTGTAATCACCGCACGACTCAGCGTACGCGATTGATTCAGCAATCTTGATGTTCTGCGGTGATGCGATTTGGACCAATGATACCAGCGCTACGATGGTTGTGTTCATATTAAATTTCGTCAATAATTTCCCAAGGAATCGTGCCGATGTAGAGTACCTCGCGGAACTCTGATTTGCGTTTCTTGGTTGGTGGTGCTTTGACGCCCACGCACAGTGAAATCTTAGGCTTGTGGTCGAAGTAAAACAAGAAGTCCTTTGCTGCCTTGCGCAAAGACGCGATGTCTCTGAATTGCAAGGGAGCGTCTCCAAGCCATGGAAGCCCAGACTTCATACCCGAGACAGGCTGCGACTTCTCGTTGCACCATAGTGTCCCGGAAATCTCGTAGTCTTTGGGGTTTTCTGTTGCCAGCACTATGGCATCAAACAGCCGAGCGAAGTCCTCTGGTGTTCGTGGGCCGTTGTCTGGTTCTGGTAAGTTGTTAGTAGTCATACAATGTTTTACAAGTGGTGGGCCCTGTCGGATTTGAACCGACAGCCAATCCCTTATGAGGGGACTGCTCTGACCATTGAGCTAAGGGCCCATATTAGATAGCCAAGCACTACTGTCGCTGGTGTCAATCACATCTTCCTCCTCATCTGGGGGGTCTCCAGGGTCCGACTTGACGCAAGTGGTGACCCCGCTTGGACTCGAACCAAGATTAGGCGGGTAGAAACCGCCTGTTCTATCCATTGAACTACGGGGTCGTTCGGAAGGTGCAGGATTTGAACCTGCGGTGGGTTGCCCCACGCCTGTTTTCAAGACAGGTGCAATAAGCCGCTCTGCCAACCTTCCAAAAGGGGCCACAGGTCGGAGTCGAACCGACAACCTGCTCTTTACAAAAGAGATGCACTGCCATTGTGCTACTGTGGCGGGGTGTTTCATGACTCGAAGTGGTTCTTGGGCTTCTTGGTTCCCTTCTTGATGCAGGACTTTAACTCCATGTCATACTCGAACTCAGCCCATTTAGGCTGGTCTAGGTACGCCCCAGAGTTTACATCAGCACCATCCTCGTCACAGTTTGCATACTGACCTGTGGGGGTGTCGAGCCATTTCTTCTCCGTACCAGAGGCTGACGCTGTAATAAGGATACCTGCATTAAGCATTTTGTCCACTATTATGGCTAATTCCCCTGGGCCTGTTTGTCTAAGCAGGGGGGGTAACTCACCCCTGCGTCTATAAAGTCCGCTCTTGGCGTTCTTGCCCTCCACCGAGTAGGGGTGGCCAGCGATTGACGCAAGTCGGATAGCCAAGAACAGCCACGCTTCGCGCTCGTTGGAGTTTACCGCGTGGAACGAGTCCACGCTGGAAACATCCCGCAAGAGGCCTTCCTTGCCACGAAGCAGGGTAAGCTCGCCTTGGTGCATCTCTGGGTTGTTGGCCTTGATGACAGCCATCTTCCAGAGCCAGCCACGCGAAGGGACCATGCCCATGGCTTCCATCCTTCGGATGTAGTCAGAGCAGTGCCAGACGCCTATGACGGCACGGAAAGCCGCGGGGAGAGCTGAGGAGCCACGGACGGCAGCTTTCATGTCTTCTGCCGTGCGGATGGGTTCCTCTCCCTGCTTGCGGATGTGGTGGGTCATCAGCAAAGCTGCCCCAAGCTGACCGCAGACCTGTGAGGCGTGTCGGACATACTCGTTGATGGTGACGGCACTATTCTCGTCTCCGTGCAGCGTTGAATTAAGGGTGTCTATGACCACCAGAGACAAGTCTGGTATGGCTGAAAGCATCGTGAGTATCTCTGCCCACTTCTTGGAGGCCTTGATTTCACCTGTACGCGGGTCCTTCTCTGACACACAGAAGGAGCCACCTGTGTTAATGGTAGGCAACACGATGAACTTATCACCGCCAGCCCTACGCATACTGCCGTCTGGGTCTATGTCATTAAGTCTTATGTGTAGTTCTTCCTTGTCGTCCTCAGTAGTGATGACAACAGCGGTTCCGCCCTTGTTTACTGGCATTCCGCACCACTTCTTGATGTCCTCTGGCTTGGGGCCAGCATAAGCTGCCACCTTCATCGCGAGGTCTAGGGCCAAGAATGTCTTACCAGCTCCGCCTTCGGCTACCAATAGCTGGTGCTTACCTGCGAGGATGAGGCCAGGAACGATGAACTCGCGCTTAGGGGATTCCCCCATGGACCACTTGTGGGTAGCCCAGACATCGAGTCCGCTGCCTTGTGGGACAATCGGCTGCTCTGCTGTTGGGTATGGGCCGTTGGCGTGTCTGTCACGCTGGTCTAGCTTTTTCCACTCTGCCTCAAACCTTGAGTCTGGCCATGGTGGTTGCATGTGGGCTTGCATCCAGCCGAAGGTGGCATCGCGAGCCTCACTTATGGTCATGTCCGCAAGTCGGGCACAATGGATGTAGTGACCAGCCACGCGGTTAAACATACCCCATCGGGTCTCTTCTCCGTCACCGCCAGCCTTGACATCCTTGTTGAGTTGGACCTTCTCCTCGCGTTTGAACTTGAACTTGGCGTCCTCCTCAATGGGCGGTAGGCCTTCCGCTCGGGGCATGGCCTCAACGATTGTAAGAACGCCAGATGGGTCTAACATCATTGTGTCATTTTCCGATCTTATTATTACCTGCTTGTTGCCACCGCCCTTGCAGTTGAGTGAGCCAGCAATTCTGACGGGCTGGTGCGCCCTGCCATACGGATTTGACGGGACGCCAAGTCCGAACTGAGGGTCACCACCAACGGCTATGGCGATAGCATGGCGTACCTTGACAACACTGGCGATGTCGGCAGTCGGTGGCACACGCCAATAGGCGTGGACCTTCGGGAATCCTTCCTCGGTGGTACCGCCAGACTCTATGACCATGGATGGTACGCCAAGGTACTTCTCCGCGTGGAGTAGTTTGGCTGCGGTGTCACCGCTGTCGATGTCAACCACCACAGTCGCGAACTTACAGACAGCCTCAGCGGAGCCCCTGGCCTCTTTGAGAACTCCTGGGACTATGAACGAGGCGATGCCATGTTCGGACCACCGCTTGATGTGGGCACAGGCGTGGTACATCCATGCTGGGTCGCTGAATGGATGAAGGAATATGTCCTCCTTAAAGACACCCTCGCGCTGTGTGCCCTTTTCACCGATACCACGGATGCATACGTATTCCTTGTTCGTAAACTCGAACGGAAATAAAAGCGACAGGTGCTGGAACACCCTTGATTCGTCAATCATGTTATGCCTTGTCCTTAAAGAAGAAGACTGGCGTTTCCTCGCCCACATACGAGCCGAGTTGGTTGAACTCAAAAAAGTCCCAAGCGTCCTCAGCTGTCATGCCAGCGTCCATGTGTACCTTGAGTATAATTTCAACATCATAGCAAGCTACAGGCACCTCAGCAAAGCTAAGGCAGCTGCCAATAAGTGCAGCATCAAATCCGTCCATGAACATCATGTCTGGGTTCTGTGCTGCGAGTCTCTCTCTGGTTTCGGTACTCATATGAATAGGAATGGGCTCTTAGGGTTTTCTGGTGGTTTGGGTGTGATAAAGTTTCCGTCAGTCACGAAGTTGTCCTCTATCTTGTCTCCGTGGCAGGTCTTTCTGAAGTCGCAGAACTTGCATATGAAGTTGGCGGGGTCGTTGCTGATTCGCGGGAACTCGTCTGGGTTGGCTGAGTTGACGATGTTGAACGCCTTGTCAGAACACTCTTGCGCACACCGAGCATCGAAGTCAACGACCTCATGGTAGATTTCGCAGGTGTCGCGGTTTTGGGCCGTGAACAAAGCTTGAGGCAGCTCCATGTAGGCCATGTAGATATTGACCTGTGCGTAGTAGACAGGCTTGCTCTCCTTGACGCCCTTCTTGACTACGTCATCAAAGGACTTCTTGCCGAGCATCTTGTTTTCCCAGATGCAAGGATAGTTAAGTCCCGGAATTTCTGGTCCTGCGGTGATGGCTCCGTCAATGTGACCCTTCATCTTATCGTCACAGGCTGAGAAGCCAATCTGACCGCCAGAAGGACTGTGGGTTATTATCTCGAAGCCAGCGGTCTTCATATACTCCGCCATGCGTTCTTCGCCATCGTGACCGCAGTTGAAGATGCGGAGCGTACGGCCAGCAAACGGATTGTCTGCCTTCTGTCCGTGGTACTCGTACGCGAGTCTGCGACTGCAAGATTCCCCCCAGCGCGAGGCTCCGAGGTACTTGCGTCTCTCTTGTTTTTGATGAGCGACCATCATCGCTTCATCGACATATTTTTGTAATAGGCCGACTTCTGGTTTAGGTTTGGACATGTGTGTGTTGGGTGCGAATATCGAAAGTGTCGTTGCGAACCAGTTTGAACTGGTCTGAGGTAAAGTGTCTGATGACTCCGTCATTATC